TAGATAAAGAAGATATTCTTCAAAAAACTGTTAGGGTGCTCGTGTACCCTAACATTACTTTTCAAGAAGACTTAGAAAAAGATAGTTACATACAAGTCATTAAGAAACAGATTACTTTACTAAATCAGATTCGTGATGACTTGTGGTTCTATCTTATTCTGCCTTGTGAGGTGGAATCGTTGAACTTTGATAATGCAACTCAATATGTTGTTCCAGTTCCAACATATCCACCAACCATGAGGTCTCACTTTGATGTTCCTAAAATAAAAGAAATATTAAGTAGAGATTTAGATTTTGATTTAGTAATGACACATTTGCCAGAACATACTCATGCTCTTAAAAATGTGATGTATAATGTTACTCATCATGAGCCAAAGTTTTTTGGATACTCACATTGGTTTGATGTAAAAAATGTGGTAGAGTGGTCAAAAGATAGTTTTCTACAAAACATAACAGGACTATTAGAATATGAAAGATGTTATTTAAATACACAATATCAAAAAGAATTAGTAATTAATCAGGCAAGTGAAACATTTAATGAAGACACAATTTTAAAACTACATGAGATACTTACGCCACAACATTTAGGTGTTGATTCTAAAGATATAATAGATGATACAAGTGATGATTATGAAAAATTAATTGTGTTCAATCATAGACCAGACACTTATAAACATTTCAAAGAATTTATTAAAGTCACAGATGAATTATACAAACAAAGACAAGATTTTAAAGTTTGGGTGCCACTACTAGGCAATTCTAATCGTGATTATGTCATAACAGACAAGGGCGATAAACAATGGTATTACAAACAATTACAAAAATGTTGTGTTGGATTTTCACCTAAACAAACTTATGGTGGATGGTCAGTTGCAACAACAGATGGTATGATGAATGGTGTGCCATATATCATGTACGATGATACCTATTATCATGAATTATATAGAGGGGGTAAATTTTTCACTAAGGATGATGAGGCATTAGAATTATTGAACAGATTTCTTGATGACAAAGAGTTTAGAAAAGATGAGGCACAAAAAGGATTAAACTGGTTGAATGCACATCTCATTTATAAAGATGAAATGATAAATATGTCAGAATATATGGATAATCTTATTAGTGATACAAGAGCAGTTGGAGAAACAGACAAATTTAAAGAGATAGTTAGTTGGATTGAATCTGCTGGTAAACTATCCAAACAAGAAATAATAGATAAATTAGGTTGGGGTAGAGGTATAAAATGGACACCATATCGTAGAGCCCTTATGAATCATCCTAACATCTATGATGTACAGGATTCAACACCATACTATTGTTATAAATATTGATATGAAAACTAGAAATTTTGTACAAAAATACTTAAAAAGATTTTGTAGGGCAACTGTAGAAGTTGACAGAAAGAAAGAATCTAAAAAAGGTTATGTAAAACATAAAGGTATGGAAGATGGCGAAACCAGATATAAATGATATGATAGAACACTCTGAACCTTACTTTGAAAGAGTTGCTACAGGTAAAGTTGTAGAACTATTTGATACTCAGTTTTTATATGAGGTTCACAAAGTAGTAGAAAAAGGTAGGGAAAGAATACCAGTTGATAAAACAAGCACAAGATTGTGTATGTTCGATGAAAAATGGAGTAAGATTTAATGTCAAAAAAGAAAGAAATACATTCTGGTGATTTGGTAAAAATAGAACCGATTACAGATAATCAAAAATTATTATTTGAGGGATACAAACAAGGTAAGAACGGATTTTACTTTGGATGTGCTGGTACAGGTAAAACATTTGTGTCTTTATATCTTGCATTACAAGATGTTCTTAAACATGGAACACCATATGATAGAGTTGTGATTGTTCGTTCATTAATACCAACAAGAGAGATAGGATTTCTGCCAGGCGATGAGGAAGATAAAGCCGCTTTGTATCAAATTCCATATGCAAACATGGTACAGTTTATGTTCAAACAACCAAATGAAGACGCTTTCAGAGGATTGTATGACGCTTTAAAAAGACAGAGTAGTTTACATTTTGTATCTACTTCGTTTTTAAGAGGTTTAACTTTTGATAATTCAATCATCATAGTTGATGAGTGCCAAAACTTAAACTTTCATGAATTAGACACTATCATCACAAGGGTAGGACAAGATTCTAAAATAATGTTCTGTGGTGATTTTAGTCAAACAGATTTAACTAAAACAAATGAAAGAAATGGATTACATGACTTTTTAAGAATATTAGAAAACATGGATGAGTTTAATTGTGTTGAGTTTGATATTCCAGATATCGTAAGGTCTGGATTTGTTAGAAACTATTTAATAGAAAAAACTAAACTTGGCATAGGAGTAGACTTGTGAAAATTAGTTTAGAGGGATTATCTCTCATCAAAAAATTTGAGGGTTGTAAACTAGAGGCATATTATTGCTCTGGTGGAGTATTGACCATAGGTTATGGACACACTGGTAAAGTAAAAGAAACTGATGTCATAACACAAGATGAGGCAGATAGACTTTTAAAAGGTGATATTTTAAAGTTTGAACAATATGTAAGTGATAATGTAAAAGTAGATTTAGACCAAAGTCAATTTGACGCTTTAGTTTGTTGGACATATAATTTAGGTGTTGGTAATTTAAGAAGTTCAACTATGTTAAAAAAATTAAATGAGGGTGATTATAAATCAGTTCCTTTTGAAATGAGAAGATGGAATAAAGCTGGTGGTAAAACTCTAGATGGATTAATTAGGAGGAGACAGGCAGAATCATTACTTTTTGAAAGTAAAGAATGGCATGAGATATAAATTATGAAAAATTATGAGATTGAATTGAATGATGAATTACATTATTTTCCAATTTTAGAAACAAAAACAGTTGATAAAAAAAGATTTTATGTGACACCAGAGGGAAAAGAGTATCCATCTATTACAACAGTATTGTCACCCAGAAACAAAGAGGGTTTGATGAAGTGGCGTAAAAAAGTTGGTAATGATGTTGCAACACATATTGCAAATAAAGCTGCTGTAAGAGGGTCAAAAGTTCACAAGATGTGTGAGGATTATCTAAATGGATTAGATATGGAAAAACACAAGAAAGATTTTCTACCATATTGTTTATTCAATGAGTTAAAAAATCAAACTTTTGACAATATAAATGATGTTATTGGACAAGAATTAGTTTTATATTCTGATAAATATAAAGTAGCAGGAAGAACAGATTTAATAGCAAACTATAAAGGGGAGTTATCAATCGTAGATTTTAAAACATCTACAAATGAAAGAAAAGATTCTTATAATGAGAATTATTACATACAAACATCGGCATATGCTGAGATGTTTGAAGAATTGACTGGGCAACCAATCAATCAAATAGTAATTTTAGTAGTAACAGAGGATGGTATAGTTCAAGAGTTTATTAAAAATAAACAAGAATATATACCTTTATTAGAACAAACATTAGAGGAGTGGTACGAAACATGCAAGTAAATTGGACAGAAAGCGCCGCTAACCAAGCAAAAGTAATCTTGGCTGGTGAAGGCGATGATAAATTGAATGTTCGTTGTTTTATACAAGGTGGCGGATGTTCTGGTTTTCAATATGGATTTACATTAGATGAACAAAAAGAAGATGACCATGTGTTTGAAACAAATGGTGCAAAGTTATTGATAGACCCAATGAGTGGCGTATATTTTCATGGTGCAACAATAGACTATGTAAATGACCCATTACAAGGCTCTATGTTTACAATTAATAATCCAAATGCAAAATCAACTTGTGGATGTGGAAGTAGTGCAGCTTTTTAAAGGAGTAAAAAAGTATGATGGTCAAGGACTTAGAGCCAGCTCTATGTGTGCTAAACTATGGTTTAGCAGTTACATGTGTATTGTTGGTTTTGTACATAATATTTAAAGATGATTAAGAGATGTCAGTAAAAGAAGAAGAAATAAAAAACTTTCAGTCTAGTGTAGGTATTACAAAGCACGATACACCTATGTTAGATGAACTAGAGAATGGCCCATGGCCTTCTTTTATATCTGGTATTAAAACACTTAGAGATAAACATCCAGAGCCAAGAATTAACAAAATGACTAATGACCTTTTAGGTCAGTTAGAACATTCGTATGAAACAAGAAAAGGTTATTGGAAAGGTGGCACAGTATCAGTCTATGGATATGGTGGTGGTATCATACCAAGATTTTCAGAAGTAGGTAATGCATTTCCAGAATCAAAAGAGTTTCACACACTTAGAGTGCAACCACCTGCTGGCAATTATTATACAACAGATTCACTAAGACAATTAGCAGATTCATGGGAAAAATATGGGTCTGGTCTTGTAACATTTCATGGTCAAACAGGTAATATAATGTTTATCGGTTCTACAACAGAAAACACACAACATTTTTTTGATGAAATAAATGACTATGGATTTGACTTAGGTGGTGCAGGGCCTTGTGTTCGTACTGCCATGTCATGTGTAGGTGCTGGTAGATGTGAGATGTCAAACATCAACGAGCATAAAGCACATAGACTGTTAGTGAATAATTTTATGGATGATATGCATAGACCTGCTCTTCCATATAAATTTAAATTTAAGGTATCTGGGTGTCCTAACGATTGTATGAATAGTATCGAAAGGGCAGACATGTCTATCATCGGCACATGGCGTGATGACATGAAAGTAAATCAAGAGGAGTGGAAAAACTTCTTAAAAGAAAAGGGAAGAAAATATGCGATTGATAATATCATCACTAGATGTCCTACTAATTCTCTTTCTCTTAACGATGATGATACAATACATGTAGACAATAAATCTTGTGTAAGATGTATGCATTGTTTAAATGTTGTACCTAAAGCATTACATCCAGGCGATGATAAAGGGGCAACAATTCTAATGGGTGGTAAAAGAACATTGAAAATCGGAGACTTGATGGGAACAGTTATAAAACCATTTGTTAAATTAGAATCAGAGGAAGATTGGGATTATCTAGTAGATTTAGCAGAAAGAACAATAGACTTTTGGGCAGACAATGCCTTAGAACATGAAAGATGTGGTGAGATGATAGAAAGAATAGGATTAGAAAACTTTCTAGATGGTATTGAGGAAGATGTTGATGTCAATATGGTTGCTCACCCAAGAGAATCAAGTTATGTTCGTACTGATGATTGGGATGAAGAAGCGAAAAAATGGTACGAAAAAGCAGATTCCGCTTGACATTTTAAGTATAAACCTATATAATGACAACATGACAGATAATACAGTTCACACACCAAAATCATTTTCGTTAGAAATCGAAAAGATTGCATTCAATAAAAATTGCACACACTTAGACGCCATATCTATCTATTGTGAAAAAATGGGTATAGAACCTGTATCTGTTGCAAAACTCATAACAAAAAGTTTAAAAGAAAAAATAGAGGCAAATGCCAGAGATTTAAATTATCTACCTAAATCAGCAAAATTACCAATGTAATGCAACCAATAGACGCTTACTTAATGTATTGTGCTATGAAGGCACATTTTGATAAAAGTGATTATGACTTTATAAAATATAGTGGTAAATCAAAAGTATCAAGAGATTCATTCTATAAAAGGAATGATAGAATTTTTTTTGTTAAATTAACAAGAAAGTATAAAAGTAAAGATGACATACAAGATTATTTACTTGCTAATTTTTTAAAACATCCTAATGGTTGGGTTGGCAAGTTTGATGAAGATAATTATACAGAGTGGAAAAAAAGAATACAAAGTTTAAGTTATACTTTTAAAACAGAAATAGAGCCTATCTTAGAAAAAGATTTGTTAGAAGTATCTAATGGTCAACATCCTAAATTACTAAAAAAATATCTTGGTAAAAGAGTTTCGATAGAGACTATGATTATACTAGATTCTATTTTAGATTACAGTAAAAAATGGAATGTAGGATTAAAAGATGATTACATGTGGCAGGATGTCCACAAACTTATAAATGATTATAGAAGTTTTTTAAATTTTGATAAAACTAAGTTTAAATTCATACTAAGAGAATTGATAGCATGAAAAAGATTAGACAGTTAGATATGGAGTTGGCAGGTGGATGTAATTACTCATGTGATATGTGTCCTCAAAGCTCTGGTCGTGAAAAAGAATTTAATAAATTATTGAAATGGGAAACCTTTGTAAAAATTGTAGACAATGCTATAGAACATGGAGTTGAAACTATTAGTTTACATGGTGGTGGTGAACCTACTTTAAATAAAAGATTTATGGATTGTGTTAGATATATCAAAGAAAGAAATATACATTGTAGCACAATTTCAAATGGTTATAAACTAGATGATAAATTAATTCAAGAGATATCAGAAAGTAGATTAGATGTTATTCGTATCTCTGCTGTGGGTTATGATAGAGAGACTTATGATAAGTGGATGAAAGTAAGAAAGAAAGATACATCAGATAGATTTTTTAGAGTTAGAGATAATGTTCGTAAATTAGTTGAGGCATGTAAAGACACAAATACAGAAGTTTCTATACAACACTTAATCACAGATGTAAATAAAAAAGATTATGAAGTAAAACAATACAAAAAAAATTGGGTAGATTATACAGGTGCAAAGTCAGAGATTTGGTTAATGCACAATTGGTCTGGTGAATATGATGTCGTATATGAAAGAAGAAAAGATAAAAGGAGAGGTTGTGGAAGACCAACATCACCTATGTTACAAGTTAGAGCTGGTGGTCTAGGTAAACATCAAGGCGCTGTTGTTCCTTGTTGTATGGTGTTAGGTAATGATGTAGAGGCGACACTTGGACATTTAGATGTAAACACAATACAAGAAGTTTTAGATGGGGATAAATATCAAGAGTTAATAAAGGCACACGAAGAAGAAAGATTTGATGACATATCATACTGTAAAAACTGTGACCAACTTTACGAAGTGCCAGAAAGTTTAGTATGGACAAACATAGAAAGTAGAAAATATAATACATCAAAAGTTATTGAGGATATGAAACTTGCTTAATTATCACAAAACACCTTGGCCACACTTTACTGGTTCTTTACCAGAGGATTTTTATAAGCATGTAAAAAACATGTGGGATAATGATGATACTAAAAAGAAGTGGAACAAAATTAAAAATAGGTCAAACATAGACATAGAAGATGACAAGATTAATACTATACTAAATGATATTAGTTTAGGCATATTGACTAGAAGTAAAGATGTATTTGAGACAGTTTATCCTAGACTTGATTATGAAAAACTTACAGGTATGTGTTCAAATTTATTTTCACAGAATCCACCAAACGAAGCATATCCAATGAGAAAATTGCATATTGATAATGGTAATAAATTGGTAACAGGTTTGTGGTATTTTAAACATCCAGATGAAAAAGATGATGGTGGTCATTTGACATTACATAATCCTAAAACAAAAGAAGAAAAGATATTTGAGTATGGTGAAAACAAAATTGTATTGTTTCCTAATACACCACTTAGTTGGCATTATATAACAGATAGAAAAGAATCAAAATATCCTAGAAGATTTATTTGCATGAGACTTGAAGCAAAACTTAAACTACATAACTATCAAACTAAGAATGGAAAAGATATTATGGAATATACAGATATAATTAATAATTATGAATAATGTATTGATATATGGAAATGGTAAATCTAGATTAGATTTTAAACCAAGAAAATTTGAAAACATATCTA